TGTCGTAGCCCCAGCCATTCCCATATACTTGGGCTCTTCGTGTCCGAGACTCCTGAAACGCAAGTCAACAACACCAGACTTTGTGAGGTAAGGGATGCAGAGCCTATTCGTATACGCTTCATGTCCTGTCAGCGGATCTAAGACGACGCCCAAGCCCGCTTTCGTTGCTGCTTCCATCGTTATTCCGCGTTCTGCGAGATAATCCGCTGCCTCTGGCAACGCGCTGTGGTAATACTTTGCCGCTCTCGTCAAAGATTCTTTTTGCGATATCGATTGCTTCATTGAACCCCACCCCTTCCTTGGCCATAATTATAGCATACCCATCGCCCTTTACCTGACATGCAAAGCAACAGAAAGCATTTTCGTCTCTTGTCGCTGAGGCACTGTTGTGCCTATCGTCATGGAACGGACACTTCATAGAGAACCACCCACGTCGTGTTGGCACACGGGCGCCGTAGTACTCTAAAATCACTGATATATCAAGCTTTTCCATCTATCGCTTTCCTAAGTAGTTCCACCCATACTGCTACAGGCATTGTAGCATACCATTCAGCAGGGTCTCCTTTGCCTTTACGCTTATGAACTACTGCCCCTGTCCAAGCTTTTGAGTTCTTGGTTTCAATCTCTAATTCTGTTAGCCAACCAGCAAGGTCCAACTTAGCATGGTTCTTAATCTCGATACAGACACCATTGATACCAGAGATGTCACCTTTATCCAAGGTGGCTCCCGCAAGCCGTCTTTCTGCATACGGGAACCACTCTTGTAGATATTTAACTACGTCTCGTTCTGCTTGTGAACCCTTGATCTTGGACTTACTTGACATTTAGTACCAGCCGTTCCTTTTCCAGAATGCCCAAGCATTCGTAGGTTTATCGTAACGGTGCACTATATATTCCAGTCCCTTGTTTACTTGATATTGAATTGTAGAGCCTTCTGGTGTGTTCAATACTTGAGCCAAACCATAGGCCGAGGAGTAAGGATTATTGGCTTGATAATTCCAACCAGATTCTTTACCCCATAATTTAGCAAGTGCTTGCCATTCGGCTTTAGCATTCTTACTAAACTTTTTGTATACTTTTTCTTTTGCAATTGATTTAGCCTTTACCTCGGGGCTACATGGAGCGACTTCCGTTGTTTCCAAAAATATTGGTTTCAAAGGAATCGTCTTTATGAGCCACGCACCCACACCGTGGGGCAAGGTTGCCGCAAATATTGCAATCGCGGACATTGTTGCTACTGTTGATAGTTTCATGTTTCCTCCACTGGAGCGGTTGCCTGTGTTCCACAGTCAGCACACTCCATATCTAGAAAATACATCCCAATGGTATTATCCTCTGCGAAGGCTACCTTGAGATTCCATACGAAACTCCCACAAACGCACACCGTGGTTGGATTACCACGGATATCCATTGCTTTGTCATAACTCGGTTTGAGTTCTGAGATTGGTCTGGACACTTAGGACCTATCTGGGATATCGGATACGTCCATGATTTCAGGGTTAAATTGTAACCAATGAGCCGTACCCCCAGAGGGGTCTGCCTTGCCATATCGATTCTTTACGGACGCGATGGCTATATATCCTGGCGCATCGGAACCTACCGTGCAAATCAGAGCGGGTAACTGTGCAACCATGCCCTGCAAAGCAGAACGTGGCTGACATGGATTACCCATGTACGACTCTTTGGTGTGGTGCAGTACGAGAACAGCAGAGTTAGTATCTCTTGCGAGATATTTTAGCTCTTTTATTGTGGAACGCATGCCAGCAAACTCTTCTCCCCCGTCATTAGAGATATCCATAAGGTTATCTATAATGATTAGAGTAGGAGCACAGCCCCACAATTCTTCAAAAGCAAGCACTTCTTGATCTACATCAGCCAGCGTTGGTGCTGACTCAAAAGACCAGAAGAGATGCCCTGAAGAATCATTGATTATTTTCCGTGACTCATCGACCTTATCAATAAGCATTTGTTCTGCTTCTGATTGAGGTTTGCCAGTAATCATGGATAGTAGGCGCATAGCCATTGTATGCGCGTTTGTGTCGGCACTAACATACAGCGTGGGTACTTTTGTACGCAACGCTATCGCAAGGGCAAGTGTTGATTTACCAGCACCAGGGGTGCCAGCAATCATAGACACTTCTGCCCTGCGAAAGATTATCTTATTGCTATCAAGAGTTCGAAACACCGAAGGCAGTGGTTCACCACCGATGTCCGCGCTACCAACAGCACGGGCAAGGGTTCTCATCGACTAAAATGTACTCCATTCAGGCTCATTCCTGCGAAGGAATATTGGGTCACACTGGTCAGGAGTTCCCTTTGGAGTTGAGCACATAAAAGCTTTCCAAGGACCCTTAGCACTAGAACCTTCTCTCTTGACCATTGGACCGTGCTGACAAGCACGACCAGTTGGTGCGGTGCTAGGTGTTGTTGTCTGTGGGACAACACTTGCTGGAATAGAAGCAGTTACGTTATTAATTGCTTGTTGTATCGTAACAGGTGCTCCCTCAATAGAGGTAGCCATTGTGGTAATTGTTCCCTCGGCTCCATCAACACCGAGTACTTCAACTAGATTTCTCCTGAAATCGGAAAACGTATCCGCTCCGATTACAAAGATTCTTCCGTCGTTTAATTTGCTACTGACTTGGAACAGTGCTCCAGCCATTATTCGTATCCTTTCGATTTAGTCCCATTCATCCATTTGCAGTATGATAGCACACCGCAACGGCCACAGGAGTTCATATTGGGTAAGAACGTTTCTGTCTTGCGTAGTTTATCAAAGCCAAGCAGGATATCCTCGACTCGTTCAGGCTGTAAATGATTTAAGTCCCACATAGAGATACTACCAGTACGTGCATCCCAGAAACCTGCCTTGTCGACAGTAATACCCTCTTTAGCAAGAGCCCATGCGTAGACCGCTAACTGAAGAGGATGTCTCTGAGATGACGCACCAGTTTTGATATCGACGAGCACCCTTTTCCCGTCGTAATCAGTCAGCACACGATCAATGGCTAATTTGACCGTAGTGCCCTCTATAGAAATTTCGTATTGTTTCTCAATAAAATCTTCGTAAACAGACCAGCCACGGTCAGGGTGCATGAACTTTGCCCAGCGGTCTAGCATCCACAAGCCTTCGCCATACCACCAAGAGATATCTTCACGACCACGGAACTCCCAGGAGTTCATATCACCATGGAGTTCTTCGTCTTCTTTAATCTGATTGAACCATACATCGTTCCATAGTTCATCATTGTTGTTGGATTTACCAAAGTCTAACTTATCATAAAGTTCTGTAGCTTTATGGACAGCAGACCCACCCGTGAACCAGACTGCATATTTCTCGGGTACGTCATGTAATTTAGTTAATTTGTACTTCCAACCACACTCTAACCAAGTGTTGAAAGAAGAATAGGATATATGTTTAGGTAATTCGCTCATTCCTCAAGGTTATCACACTCACATCCATCCTCGCAACTCAAATCACATTCTTCCCAGCCCAGCCACTCCCCTTGAAATGAATCGGGTTCGCCGAAAATACTTTGAATAAAACGTTGCCACAATGAACGCATTTTATCTCCTGAACATTCTCAAATGGAATTGTTAACTCTTGAATAGTATCACATGATCTACATTCGTAATCGTATGTTGGCATAAACCTCCTAATGCCTGAACCCCAGAATCAAAGAAATGCCCCCCTACCCCCCATAAAATTATGGTGAGTAAAGGAGGCTAGGTTAGGCTCTTGCCGTCACCCCGTCATCTGAAGTTTCTGCCCCACGGTTTCCCGTGAAACAATAATAACAGATAAAGCCAGCCTCCGTATATACAAAAAAGACCCCCATCCTATGGGATTACCACAAGTAGGGGGTCAAAGTGTCTAAAAACGCCCTTAGAAGGCGTTTAAGGGGCTATTCAGCGCCTCTGCCGAACTCTTTGGCAGATGGGTCAAGCCATTTAAGGACAGGTCCGAGGAAACCAGCGAGTGCTGCTGTTCCTAGCACCTTAAGGTTAGTTTCTCCAGCGAGGTAAAGTGCGACTGCAGCAGATGCTGCGGCACGAAACCAAGTCAGAGCTACTTGTTTGAATTGTTCCATTAGATTGCCTTTCGTTTGGTTTTATGAACAGGACAGCAGGTACAGACAGTCCTTGTGGTAGATACTACCACTTTTTTCTTAGGTTGGGGTTGCAAAGAAGCTAATATCTGATTCAAGACTTTAGGCTGGTTTATCCACCAGAACCAAGGGCTAGTGTCATTAGACTTATCAGCATTGATAGAAATATGAAGGTGTTTAGTGTGAGGGTTACTGCCACTGTAAGGGCGATTGCCAGACTTAGCCCTATCACGGGACCAGATTTTCTTATTAAAGATGAGATAAGAGACCCGTTCATCCTCTTTAAGTTTCTCAAAGATAACAGCACAGTCTACTCCCCCATCAAGGTCGTGGGTCAAATCTACTGCTAGCCCAGTATTGTGGTCCGAATTCGGGCTGGCTTTCCGATGCGCTGACGAAGGCAACAACCCGTCTGACAGTTTCTTGCGCTTTGGATACAACGCTGTCGCTTGACGGAGCACAGCAATAGCAGCAGGTGACGCTGTTTTGGCTACAGTTCTCACTCATTTCCTCAATGCTTCTTTGACTAAATCAGTCAGTAGTTGTACTTTTTCTTCTAGTAAATCAACTTTATCCTTAAGACTTGAGCCACCATTGGGGCGCAGTTCGTAAAGGTAATGCTTGACCATCCAGCGCACAGCGCCAGCAAATCCAGCAATTAAGGT